GATTTCATGGAACAGGCCAGTGCCGCAGCAGGTATTGATTACAAGTTTACCACTCGGTGTGAAGTTTTAGACGGTGGTAATGGTACATCAACACCAGTGGTGCTTGAGACCTGGGAAATCTATGGTTGCTATCTAAAAGGTGTGAACTACAATGACCTGAACTATGGTTCCAGCGAAGCAGTCACAATCAGCATGACCATGGCATTTGACAATGCTCTGCAGACACCAATTGGATCTGGTGTGGGTGCAACCATTGGTCGTACCGTGGGTGATGTAATCACAGGTTCACTAACCGGCGCTCCAGCAGCGTAATCTAATGCCATCTTGGGGTCAAGATTTCCTTCAAGGATTCTTTGGTGTTGATTCCTTAAGAGACTACAAACACGCCAGCAAAGTATTCCGCACAAACGGATATGAGCTGGCGCCTCGTTTCAAGTTTCTCTATCATGTGAGCTTCACTGTAAATACTGTAAACATTCCGCAGGTGTTTTCCAACACTGGTGCCTTTACTGACACTGATATTAATAATCTTAGTTTGACTGTGAAAAATGTGCAATTGCCACAGTATGAACTTTCTGTCAACACTCTGAATCAATACAATCGCAAGAGATTGGTGCAAACCAAGATCAACTACCAGCCTGTGCAGGTCGTGTTTCACGACGATGGCGGTGATTTAGTGCGCAACATGTGGTACAACTATTTTAGTTACTACTACAAAGATCCAAGCCAGGCCTACAATGGCGGCGCAGGTACATCTGGAACCAATGGCAACGCAAATAATATCTCTGCTGGCTTTGACTACAATGGACGAGATATCTATCAAAATGATCGTAATGGTAACGACTGGGGATTTATTGGTGAAAGTTATCAAAATCCTTCAGCGTTTAGCAACGGCACAGACACCAGTGGCAAGCCTCCGTTTTTTAAAGACATAAGAATTTTTGGATTGAATCAACACAAGTTTGTAAGCTATGTTCTAATCAATCCAGTGATCACTAGTTGGGCTCATGATACATTTGACTACAGCGACTCTGGACCAATGCAGCACACAATGACCATACAGTACGAAACAGTGAAATACTACAGTGGTGCTGTGGGTTCAAGAGCTCCAACTGGCAGTGCCAATCCCACTGACAGTGATGTAAATGTCAAAGGCTTTGCTGATCCATCTCGTTATGACACACAACGTAGTCCATTGGCTAGACCAGGTAGCACAGCATCAGTGCTGGGACAAGGTGGCTTGTTAGACACCGGGCTAGGTATCATTGGTGATCTACAACGCGGTGATACTGCGGGCATTCTTGGTGCTGTGCAAAAAGCAGGCAGAGCCTATGGCACATTTAAAAATGCTGACCTTGGTGGAATAATTAGAGAAGAAGCCACTGGTGCAGCCAAGGATGTGATTAGAGCCGGAGCGCCAGGCGCCACCAGAGCAGTTATCAACAAAAGCGACAGTGTTTTCTTTCCTACTCCTCCTAAACGATGACCAGTGTTAATGAAACCAATCCCAAGATTGATCAGACCGTAAGAGTGTTTGATGAATTCTATGGCTTTGAACAAAGTATTCCTGTGGCACAGTATGATGCTGTGTTTTCTTACATGCGCTCGGTATTTGACACCGATCAAGCTGCTGCAAATTTTACCACAACACTGTTTAGAGCCAGTGGCGAATCAGGTATTAATGTAATGGATCTCCTGCAAGAACTTCAACGCTATGGACAACCTGAATTGACTTCGGTACTGGCCTATTATCTCAATGGTCTGCGCAGTTCATCAACACTGCTGGGTGTACAGGCCCGAGTGTTGCCAAACTACTACGTGGCTAGAAATGTCATACCATGAAGCGTTGGGCACAAGGAGTTTATGAAGTCAAAAATCCCACAAAGTATGTGGGCAAAAGCAAGCCAAGATATCGCTCGGGTTGGGAATTTGCATTCATGGCCTTTTGTGACAACAACGACAACATCCTACAATGGGCCAGCGAAAGTATCAATATTCCCTATCTAAATCCCTTGAGTGGTCGCCAAACAATCTACGTACCTGACTTTTTTATAACCTATCGTACTCGTGACAATCAAGTCCGAGCCGAAGTCATTGAGATCAAGCCCAAAAAACAAAGCGTGATTGAAAGCAAGCAAAGTCTTAGAGATCGTGCGGCCGTGGCTGTAAACTATGCTAAATGGGACGCTGCAACCAAATGGTGCAGACGCCAAGGACTGACCTTTAGAGTTATCACCGAAGACGATATGTTCCATAACGGCACCAAATAGCCCACTGCTAGATTTAGGCCGCTAAATATGGCATGAATCGCAAACTTGAAAGCCTGTTTGACCTACCCGAACTCTCAGAACCAGATCTCTCTGATATTCCACCACCTGAACTACCAGTAACAACTGAAACCTTGGCTGCTATTGATAAAATAGAAGCCGCGCTGCCTGCTGTACGGGGGCTTGAAGCCAGTGACGGTGAAATGGATGAGATTGCATCCAAGGCCATGGAAAGCTACAACAATCTCATGGACCTAGGCATGGCAGTGGAAGCACGTTTTGCCAGTGAGATATTTGGCGTTGCCAGTAACATGTTAGGACACGCTATCACTGCCAAGACAGCCAAAATGAACAAGAAGCTGAAAATGATTGACCTTCAGATGAAAAAGCTCAAGCTAGATCGTGACAGCGTAGCAGATGTTCCAGTAGCACAGGGCGAGCTCATTGACCGCAACGAATTGCTGCGACAGATTATGGCCAATAATCAAAACCAGCAAAAAGAATAAATACTGTATAGGATCATGACATGAGACATTTTAAAGAATATCTAGTAGAAAGCGAAAAAACCTACAATTATCGCATCAAAGTATGCGGTGAAACACCCCCGGGCTTTTTCAAAGACCTTAAAAATCGCCTTTCTCAATTTGAAGTAGTAAAAATGAGTGACGCCAAAAGCACGCCTGTGATGGCACTGCCCACTGACTTTCCTGACTTCAAAAACGAGCGAGTGAGCATGGTGGATGTGGAGTTTCGCTATCCTGCAATTGAACCACAGATCAAACAGTTGGCACAACTCACGGGACTTGATCCAAATCGTATTGTGATGCATACTGAAGAGTACACTGAAAGCATGGGTCAAGAATATGCAGAGATTGACAAAAACGATGGTCTACTAACCAACACCGATTACCCGGCACCCAGTCGTGAACAAAAGGCTCTCAGCAAGGACTATGCAGCTGACCCACACGATCATGAGGTGTTAAAAAATTCATACCGGAGCAAGTTTTCAATTGCAGGAGGCAAAACGCCTGCGGCTGAGACCACAAACGATCTGCCCATGGGCAACAAGAGTGCTATATCAGGCACTAATAAAGTGCCCGCAGTAAAATCCAACGCGAGATAAAACATGAACCAACACGACATCTATGACATACTAAGCAAATTCCGCGCACTAGAGACCAGTGAAGCGGCACAAACCGCTGCTGATCAAGTTGAAAAACTCAACGGGGTCAAGGCCAAGTTGAACGAAAGCGAAATGGAAGAAAGTGGCCTACAAGCATATCTTGGCAAAAAGAAATATGGTTCTGCAGGTATGAAGGCTCTACAGCAAGCAGGTCGTGAAGGTGCAAGCAAAGAAAAAATGGCCAAGATTCGTGCAAAACATGACAAAATGGATGAAGGCAAGCCTGACTTTCTTGATCTTGACAAAGATGGCAACAAAAAAGAGCCAATGAAGTCAGCGGCTCGTAATGCAAAGAAAAGCATGAAGGAAGCTGCCAAACCTGATTACATTGATCTTGACAAAGATGGCAACAAAAAATAGTCAATGAAAAAAGCCGCACAAGACGCAAAGAAACACAAAAAAGAACAAGTTAACGAACTAAGCCCAGACACACTAAGCAGTTATGCAGACAAGGCAAGAGGTCAGCGTAACTGGGCTGCTGGCAGAGCAATGTCCGCACAGCAAGGTAACAAATCAGCTGATCCGCAAGGAAAGTTTAACAGACTATGGGATAAGAGAGCCGCAGGATATAACCAGGCAGTGGCAAAAGGTGCTACAGATATTGATAAAACTCGGGGATTACAAAGTAAAGGTGGGCCTGCATCAAGCTGGAACTGGAGCAAAGATGCAACTCCAGCAGCATTGCAAAGAGACAAAGGCATGGCGGAAGGAGAGTTTAAGGATTCACCCGCTAAGAGCAAAGTGCCTGCTCATCAACGTAAGTCCAAGGGCGGTGATTGGAAAGTCAGCGTGCAAGATCTTGAACATGAAAAAAGTCAAAGTCCCACAGGACGTGCAGGCCTAGAAAAAGCCAAGCGTCGTCTAGGACAAATGAGCGAAGGACTTGACAATATCATGCGTACCATGGGTCGCGACATTGAACAGTTTAAACGTAGTGGCGAGCTGTCAGACGCTCTTTACAGTGCTCTGTATGATCATTATCGTGATGAAATGCCCTATGGTATTGCCAAGGCACGCACAGGTGATCCCTATGAGTGGATCATGAACAAACTGGAAGATGAACTAGGTGTAGACGAAGGTAACTTGTTTACTGGTAATCTAGCCAAGGCTCGTGCTGCTGGTCTTAAGAAAGCCGACCTTGATGGCGACGGCGACATGGAAAAGGTCAATGAACTTGACATCAACCTAATCAAGGCCGCACAAAAAGACGCTGCCAAAGCTCACAAACACAGTGATCCAGAAAGTGATCGTAACATACACAAAAAGTATGGACATCGCAGTGATCGTGACGACTCTGGCAACGATGATGATTATGATGAGTGGGGCAATGAAAAGAAAAAACGTGCACAGCCTGCCGCAGGTGAAAAGCGTGGCCGTGGACGTCCTAAGAAGTATACCGATGACAAACCACGTCAAGAACGTGTGACAGCCAAGAGTCGCAAGGCAGATCGCACTGCTTACACCAAAAAGAAAGTAGGCGAAGAAGAACTTGACGAAAAAGCAGTGAGTAAAGCACAACAGCGTTTCATGGGCATGGCACACGCCATGCAAAAAGGCGAA